TACTTGTTCACGAGTAACAGCAGCTGCAACTTGGAAAGTATCTGCAGCAACAGATTTATTAAACAAAGTTAAACCCATTACGTTATCAACAGTAGCTTCACCTTGTCCTCTCAAATAAGGTTCAGTACCTGCGATACCAGACATAGGAGGATTACCTGGAGTGTTGTTTGCTTGGAAAGCAGCACCAGAAAAACCTGGGATATGATCTTCTAAAGCTTTTACAAGTTCAGAATTTGTTGCCCATGCACCTTCAACAGTTGTTGTAGCAATATTACTATATAATGCAACACCGTTTGCGATTGCTTGATAAATTGCATCATTTGCAGCTTCAGAACCTTGTGCGAAAGATGTTCCTGTACCTGTTACGTTTGCTCTAACACGGAAGATTGCATATCCATCCAATCTTGATTTTCCGATGTATGTTAATTCAAAAGAAGCATTTCTACCACCAGTTGAATCTGCATAAACGATATCATCAGGAGTTAATTCAGCACCATAAGAAGATGCAGTTGAAAGTGCAATAGCAGCTTTGATTAACAACGGTGCAGCAGCAGTATTTAATCCGCCTGCAGCACTATTTAATCCACCACCATAAACAAAATCAAGATATGTAAGAACTCCCAAAGGCCCTTGCATAGGAACAACAGGAACTAAATCCAAACCTACAGTTTGTGCAGCAACTTGCATTGCTAATGGCAACAAGGAAAATGGTTTATCACCTGAACCAGGAGTTTGTCCATAAAAATTGTTCATTGTCCCAGGGTTACCAGGAAATGATACAGGACCCATGTTGTTAACATTCATGTTAGGGTTCAAGTGAACTGTGTTATGAACACTTTCATTAAGGTTATGGTAGTGACAATATTTTGACATCCAAGTCAATTTACTTCTATCAGTTATACCTGTAGCTTCCTCAATGATTGGTCCCCAAGTCTTTTGAACTTCAGCTTCATTAATTAATTGGTTTGCGTACATTATTATATTTTTTGTTTTTTAAAATTATTATTCGTATCATTGGTTTTTTGCTTCTTAACCATTTTGATTACCGATTACAAAATTATATATCACACGCACTGGAGTTTTTTTGTTTTTTATATTATTTTTTAACTAAAAAAGAGAGCAATTTGCTCTCTAATTCATTTTTTGTGAAAATTTATTAAATTATTTTACATTAATCATAGTCGTGCATCACTTCAAGTGCATAAATAATATTATCAAATACAACTTCTTGAGGTCTCGTGAATTTTTTATATACATCCGTAACTTTAATTGTACTTAAAATATCTTTAAGATTTGTCGGGTCCATACTTTTAATCGTAGATTTTATTGCATCGATTTTTAAACCTGATGATTTTAATACATCTAAAATTGTGTAATAAAAAGTTGATTGTGCCCTTGACATTGTAGCTGGCTTATCTTGTAATACAAAACTGTTTAATACATTTGCAACTTGTAATGCACCCAACGAATACCCTGTACTTTTGCTATCACTATTGAATTGAGTGAGTGCTGAAGTTAAAAATTTAACAAGTAATAAAACATCAACGTCATTTGTACCTTCATTTAAAGATGAACAAAACTGTTCAAATAATTTAATGTGTTTCATGTGTTTCTTATTTACTATAATTTATGACTGTGCTAATATTACCACCCTCTGATGAAATTTTTAACATATGTGATTTTCCATTTATTATTATGTTACCTTCATCAAAATAAGTATCACCATCACCGAGATTTATACTAAATGATATAGAGTCTCCTTTCTTTAATTTAGTACCATCTAACTCAAAAAATGCCCATTCTCCACCACTATCTTCTCCAGCAGTTATTTTAAACCCATTTGTTAGCTTTATTGTATCAAAAACACCTTCTGAACCATAATTTACACTAGCAACTGTTACGTTTGTTCCACTACGCAACGCAGAACTTCTTGCTTCGTTTAAAGATTCGGCCAAATGATCTTCTACATCACCAGAGTACCAATCATCCAAAAATAATTGAAGATTTTTCTTTGGACCTGTGAAATGATAAATATCACCTACATCATATTGTGGGTTACCTGCTTTTATTTTCTTTTGAGAAATCTTTAATTTCTTTAAATCGTTTTTGAAGTCAGCTATGTTACTAACTTCGTATGGGTCCCATACTATTTCTATTGTAGCAGTACCTTCGTTTAAAGATGAACAAAATTGTTCAAATAGTTTAATGTGTTTCATATGTTTTTTTTTATTAGAAATTTAAATAATCAGAATCAATTTCCTTCACAAAGTTTCTAGCAACGACAGGATAAATTGATTTTAATGAACTCATAAAACTTTTTAAATTATCAGCTTTCATAAAATCATTTAATTCTTTTTTGGCTAATTCCAATTCATCATTTGCATCATTAAAATAACCACCCCATTCATTACCAAATTCATCATCAACTGCTCTACCATTCATACCTGCTGCAAGATCTTGCTCTCTATATAATTCTTTTATTCGATTTCTTGCATCAGCTACATCTTGTTTTAATCTATCAAGTTCATCATTATCTTTAAATTTTGATAATGTATATTCAACTGCACTAAAAATTCTTGATTTATCTTTAATGATATCATTCACAATTTCTTTAACATAACTTTTAACATCTGATATTGACCATTGTGTATAGTCTTCAGGGTTTCTTAAGTTTGTTGGTGGGTGAATGATACTATACAATTCGTCTTTAAATTTATTAAAAAATTCAGTATTAATATAGTGATACAAGTTATCCTCTGTTGTTGTATTAAAATCACGGTTATCTTGGTCATATAATAAATTATCATATTCACTGCGAGCATTAGAATACAATGCATCAATTAAGTTGTACATATCAATGTCATCTGATATTGTCATGTGTTTAATTTTTGCTTTGTTTAGACCTGGTCGACGAGATTTTAAACCTTCATTTAAAGATGAACAGAACTGTTCAAACAATTTAATATGTTTCATTTTATATTTTTATTTACCCATTCGATTAAATATTTTTTAATTCTTTTTGGGCTAATTTAATATCACTTGATGTAGTGAGTGGCTCGTTTTTATATCTGTCCCACTCACTACTAATTTCATCCAACTGTTCATCAATTCAATATATTCTTCATTTATAGATTGATTACAAAAAGAATTAAATGATTCAGAAAGTTTATTCATTATTTTTATTTTTAATGTCTACCCAAGTTAAATTTAACTTTATTGATAAGAGCTTGTTTAGCATCGTTAGTCATCGATGACTGTTGTATAGAGTTATTATTTAATTCTGCAGCAGTTTTACTTTCATTAAGTTTCTCAACATTTACTTGTTGGCTTCTTAAATCTCTAGTAGCCCAAAAATTATTGATACCATAAGCAGTGTTTAATGAACTACCATAAAGTTTAGATTCTGATATAATTTGTTGTTTTCTCTCAACACCCAACAAATCCCATTTTGCTTTATATTTTTCTGGAATGTTTTCAAATACATTAAATGGTTTAGAAGATTCAGAAATACATTTATTTAAAATACTTTCAGCCTGTGCAGTACTCATTACAATTGTTTTATTCATTGATTCAACGACGCGTGCTTGTTTGTCGCTTGGTAATGAATTAAATTCATGTAATTTATTTTCGCTTAACAAATTAACGAAATTATATTCTTTTGCAGTTTTAATTTTAGATTGTTCTGATGCCAATTTTATGATACCTGCAAGTTGTTCAGTTATTGAATTTTTATATGAATCATTTGATTCAGCACTTTCAGTGATAATTGATTCTAATTTTTCGTTTAACGGTTTTAATCCGTGATTTGTGTTTACAGTCTCTGCAATGTATTCACCATATTTAATTGTGCTTTCTAATCCTTCTGAAAGATAATTTGAAAAACTAATAACATTATCAGTTTTTTCTGCAACGTGTTCTGCATATTGAATTGATGTGTCCAATTCTTCGGCAAGGTGTTCTGTATATTCAATTGAATTATCAACCTTTTCAGCTAAGTAATTAGAAAATTCTAATCCGTTATCTAATTTTTCGGCAAGATAATTTGAATATTTTAATCCTTTATCTATGTTCTCAGCTAAGTAATTAGAAAATTCTAATCCGTTATCTAATTTTTCTGCAAGATAATTTGCAAATTGAATACCTTTGTCAGATTGTTCAGCAATATGCTCTGAGTATTGAACAGAATTATCCAATTCCTCAGCAATATAATTTGTGAATTCTTTAATTTTATTAAGATTTTCTGCAAGATAGTTTGAAAATTCAATTCCTTTGTCAGCATTCTCAGCAACGTAGTTTGCATAATCTGTAAGTTGATTAACTTTTTCAGCAATAGTTTCAGTATAAGCAACTAATTTATCAAATGAATCATTTTTTGTTACACTGCTTCTAGATTCTTTTAAACCTTCTAGTGTTGTTTTTATGTATTCTGAGTATTTATTAAAATCCTCAACTGTTATAAATTGTCCAGCCATATCGTTTTTGTTTTCTTTTTTATTTTCGTTTTTATATTCTCTTCTAATGGAATCCATTTCATATATAAATAAATTTTCACTATTAGCAAAACCTAGTGACTCATTTACTCTTGATAATTCTGCATTTGCGAAACCTGGTCTAGCAACTAAGTCATAAGTAAAAAACTTTTTAATTTTTACCTTACCTTTTTCATCAACTGAACCTGCTGCCCTTGAACTAATGTGCAAAGGTATACCATCTTTAACTAACGCTTGTGCTTCTTTACCTTTTGATGTGTTAAGAAGTCTAATCTTACCAATTACTTGTTTTTTATCTTTATCATAATATAAGTTTTCAATTACATGAGATGTATTTGAAAGACTAATATCAAAATCTTTTGGGTGGTCAAGTTCACCTAGTAATTTTGATTTTTTTGCATATTCTTGTAACTCTAATATGTGAGGTAATACTTCAGATTCCTCATATATTCTTTCGTTATCATTCTTTACACCAATTTCTGTAAATACACCTTCAAGGTATATTGCACCAGTCTCATCATTTGAAGATTCTAAAACAGATTGTGATCTTTCAAGTATTAAAAGCTCTTTCATTTATAGTTTTTTATTTAATTATATATTATAAGTCATCAAAGTTTTTATAAAAATTACAATTTACCAGTAATAGTTATGATATATCTTGCTATTATGTTATTAGTAATATATCTATTTGTTTTAGCAATGTCATTTACATCAAGTTCAGTGATATCTGTTTTTGTGTTTTTGTAATAAGAAGACATTAATGTTTTTAATTGTTTTTCTACGTCTTTTATATAAGTATTAGCATTAAAATCGTATGTATTGTCAATAACGTTTAATTCATATGTAAGAACATTACTTTTATCATTGAAATTTAAAGTCCCTTTAAGATTATTTTTGAACATTTCCAACTGTTCTTTAAACTTAACTTTATTTTTATTACTAACTTCTATAAATTCAGTTCTACCAACCTTAACTAATTCCAAAATACCTTTAGCAATTAAATCGTCAACAAACTCTAACCCAAACTGGTCACCTCTTGATGTCCTGAATTGACTTCTAATTATTTGTTTTACATGACCGTTTAATAAATTTTTAATTAAACCAATCCAAGTTTCAATGAATGAACTTCTACTATGATCTCTTCTTAATTTATCAAAATAAATAGAAGCAATACCATATTCATTATTTTCAGTATTTTCACCGATGAATTGTTCAAAAAGTTTTATATGTTTCATAAGTTTTTTTTTTTATAAATCTCCCAAAGGATCTTCTAATTCGTCAGTTTCAGGTTTATCTGGTTCAAATTCATCTTTATTTGCACCTTTTAAAATTTTCTCAATATCATCTTCTAAATACCCTTCTTCCTCAAGACTCGTTCTTTGTTTTGCACGTTTATTTGCAGCTATATCATCTCTAGTAAACCCACCATAGCGTTTAATCAAGAACCCTAAATCAAAATATGGAATCTCCGTCATTTCAGCATCCATAGTACTCAATTGTGTTTTCATATTTCCAATAAAATCAACACGTTTTGTTTGTAATTCCATTTCTTTAAGCTCTTCAAAAACGTTATCTTTAACAAATTGTAAACCTAAACCTGATTTAAATGCAACATCATTATTAAGTTCTGGGTGGTTTAAACACATTTGAATATAAACTGGTTTAACTAAAATTTCTTGAAATATTGAACGTAATCTACTAATAAATTTTGAGAATTTTATTTCATCGCGCATCATTCCACTTGCATCCATTTCGTATGAACCACCACCCCCATCTCTATCAAACCTAGAGAAAGGTATTTTTGATGCAATTTTTAATTTATCATCAAAGTATTTTAAAGATTCAGTGTCTCCTAAATCAGGACCATCACCACCAAGTGTTGTCATTTCAGGTGTTTCACCATCCTTTGTAGGGAACCAATATTCCTTATTAAATGGCATCATTGGTTTGCCATTTGTTTTAATTTCACCACTATCAAAATTAAAATCCACAACTTCTCGATATGAATTCATCAATGCTGCAAGAGATTGTTTTGCTCTAGTTTTTGATTTACCACCAACAGGTATTGTAAATAATGTTTTGAATGAAGCATTTGACACAGCCCAAATAATACGGCTATGTTCCATAATTCTCAATAAATTAAATGATCTTATTAAACGCTCAACATAACTTATTCTTTGTGGTGAATTTATCTGACTGTATGAAATATAAATTATCTGTGAATCATATAACACTCTCTCTTTTACACCTTCACCTTTATATTGAACCCAAACCTTTTTATTTTCTTTTGTGTCAAATGATGGCATCAATGAAACAGGGTCTAATTCTTTAAAACCTATTATTTCAGTTTGGTCATCATTATAAACAATTTCAAATGCGATATAGCCATCAATTAACCACTTTCTAAAGTAGTTCCAAGCAGTTGTTGAATCATTGAATCCAAAGTAGTTATAAATGTCATTATAAACATCACCAATTTCTTCTTCAATTTTTGCAGGTATGAATCCACTAAATTTTGTATATGCCATAAAATTTGTTTCATCATATACAATTGCTTCATCTGTTATTACGTCTAATATTTCCTCAATTTCATCTTGTATTGCATATGCCCGTAATTCATCTCTTTTCTTTATATAATTTGTGTCAAATAAAGATATATTTTTCTTGAGACTCGTATCAGTCAAAGAAAGAGCAGCAAATGCAGCATACATATCATCAGAATCGGAACCCATCGGGTTCATCGTATAACCCATCTTATTTTCAGTAAATCCAACTGCTCTAGAATTTCTTATAACCATATCGTCATAAGCCATTCCAAGATTTGATAAATCTTTTAAAAGTTTTGTTACTGGATTTGAATTTGTAAGTGGTCCTCTCCTATTAGTAAAACCTGCCATTTCTTTTTATTTTGTTATTTTATATATTCTTATAAAATAATGATTGTATTGTATTAATGTTACCTCCTATAAATGAATTTTCATCATTTACAGCACCCAAGTACCAATGTTCATATCCCAAGTTATAAACATTTATCATATTATTTAAATTATATTGTCTTATGCAATACTGCAAATTATATTTTTTACCAAATGATTCATTTAAATTATTCCATGTAAAAGAATCAATTTGAGATTGTATATTAGGGTTTCCTAATTTATTATCTTTTAATTGTAATGTTATTTGCGATTCTAAAGATTTAGTTAATTCCTTTAAAAATTGAATTCTTGCATTATATGGCATATAATGTAAATTTAAACCTAGCTGATTTTTACCATTATTACCTAACCCAATTACAATAGGAAATGAATCTGATTGTTTTTCCAATTTTGTAAAATATTGAAATGCATACATCTTACCTTTTTGTAAAATACCATTACCTTTAATTGCAATTTTTTTAATATCAACTTGCGATTGCCTAGATGCACCACTATGACCTTTATTATCAGATAAGTATATCTCTAAATCTTTAGCAAAAACTCCAGTTATTTCCATACTAAAAAAGTTTTGATTCTTCTGTAAGTAACATCACTTTAAAGTCACGTTGTTTAGCATATATATTTAATGCCTCAATCTTGCACAAATTTCTTACATATGATTCATATGCATATTTAAAATTTTGTATTGCTTTTTTTGTTTTTCTTTTTGGTGGAGTTGGTTTTTGTAATTGACTTTTTGGTTTAACTTCAATTACATATTCAATGATTTCATTTTTAATAATGTTATCATTGATTGTTTTTACATTAAGCTTAATATAAAAATCGGGATAATATTTGTGGTATTTATTATCTAAAACATTAAAGTAAGGAATTGAGAAAGGTTCTGAGACCCATGCAATTACATCGGGATTGTGATCGCACCAGTGACAAAACTTCCTTTCCCAACTACTTCTATAAATAACAGGGCCTTGGGCTACATATTTTTGTGGATTAACAGGTTTATAATAACCCTGTTTGAATTTTGACTTGTGTGTTGGTTTTACTTGTTTAATGCTCATTAAATTGTATAGATACCTTCACTGTCTGCACCGCCATTTAATGAAACTGTACCTTGATATTTTTTAGGGTGTAATTTATTCCACCCTTTTGCAAAACCACGTTTTGCAACTTCTGTAAAATATGCAAACGCGTTTTCACTTTTATTTGGGTCATAGTTTTTCCAATAACGATATAAATCCATGTATGCAAATGCAATACAATCTGCTCTATCATCAGGGTTTTTATATGATAATTTTAGAGAACACTTATCTGCTAATAACATTAAATACTTTAATGCTAATGGTGTAAGTTCTCCAGCTTCTTTTGATTTAATAATTTCATTTCTTAAATCAGCATTATTTAAATAATTTTTTTTCCTAGCCATTTGATTAATTAGTTTAATAGTTATATAACAAAAAACTAAAATGTTTTAAGTTTTAGTTTTTTATTTTTAAATTAATCAGTTAAATTATTTAGTTTTATTGATTATTCTTAATTTTTTATTAAATGGTAAATTTACCAAGCATATCTTCCAATTTACCAAAATATAAACCAGCTTCTTGATGAGTCATTGACCCAGTAAGTTTAGTTAAAATTGCTAATATGTCTGATTCGGCATTTTTATTTTTTTTAATATAATTTCTCATATTTTGTTCTTCCTCATCAGGATTATTAAACCATGCTTTAACTAAACCATTTACATCAACTTTCTTTTCAGAAAGATATGACCCTGATAATTCAATTTCAGTTTTTCTAATCTCGCCTTCTAAAAGATTCATTGCTGCATTAAGTTCATTTGTTGAACCAAGCTTAGTAATAGCATCAGAAATTGTTTGTTTCTGTTCTTCTAAAAATGTTAGTTTTTCAGTTATTGCATTTATTTTAACTGCTTGTATTGCCTTACTATTATTTTCAGATACTAAACGTTCAGATAAAATTGGTGCAATATCAAAATTAATGAACTCTTTAACACTTTCTACTGCTTCTGTTGCTGATTGAACTTTTTTCATTTCATTCAATTGCATAGCAGGATTAACTTTATTTACAAATATTGTTTCATCAACAGCAATAACAGTCAAAAATAAATTTAGCCATTCTTGAGATTGAATTGTTGTAAAGTTGTCCATTTCATGTAATAATTCAATACTTTCAAAGAATGAACAAATTACATCATTTTTATAATGATTTTTATATCCTGAGAAATTTGTTGCAAGTAAAGCTTCACTCAAATCAACAATACTCGCATTAGTCATGTCAACATTACCTAGTGTCAAAGTCCCTTCCTTTAAACTATATTCAAGAGTTTTTCCAGATTCACCAAATGTTACTAATGAATCACCATCATGTTTAAATAATTTTAAACCTTCAATAACATTATAAAATCTTGCATCATTCACTGTCCCTTCAGTTATTTCTGAACCTTTGATAGTATAAACTTTGCCATGTAAATAAAAACTTAAGCCATCGCTTGACTCTAAAACAGGTGATAATGTTTTAATAATCTTGCCTTGGGATGTATCAATAAGTTTAGATTCTGCAACTAATAATTCATTTGCAATTGCTTTACATTCTGTAGACCATAAGTTTTTCTTAGCAATGTTTTTGAATTTAGATTTTGCATTATCGTTATTTTCATCAAGTAACAAAGTCAATGATTCTACTAACGATATTGGTAAAGCACCTCTTTGGTTTTCTATTTTTTGTATTGCTTCATCAACTCTAAACAAAAATTCATTTGATGCATAAACAGATTCAATAAATTCTCTAAGGTTTTGTATTGGTTGAACCCAAAACATTGCAGATAATTGGCTATGTAGGTTTTTTGCAATTCTAAATTTTAATGTAGGATTAGATGTACTTTCAATATTTTCAATAATATCTCTAATATCATCTAACTCAAATCTTTTCGATTGTGTTTGTATACTATTTACAAACATTTCTAAAATACCTAATGCTTTTTCTGAAGAATATGAAATTCTTGATTTATCTGAAGCAATCTGTTTTAATTCTTCAATACATTTTGTTACATTTTCATATAAACTCACAAGTGTAAATTTCATCGTATTTTTATTTTTTTTATTTTCGTTTTTATTATAAGAAGGTTGTTCATTTTCAATAATCATATTATCAACTTGTATTTGGATTTCCTTTAAACTTTTATCAATTTCTTTGCATTCAGTTGATAATGGGTTCTCTTCTAAAATTAATTGAAATTTTGCTTTCGCAATTTCATCAGTTTCTCTTAATAGAGAAGATAGTGATGCTACCATATTTTCCTGTATGCGTCCTTTGGGTGTCCCAATACTCTCAATTGATTCATTCACTTTAAATAAAAATGAATTTTGGAAATATACATTTTCAATAAATTCTCTAAGATTAGTAATAGGTTTAATCCAATTAATAACAGATAATTGTTTGTGAAGATTTTTAGCAATTTTAAATTTCAGTGTAGGATTAACTGAATTCTCAACATCCTCACTAATTACATTAACTGTACCTTGTTTGAATCTCATTGGGAAGTTTGGCAAATAACTCTCTACAATTCTTATAGCATTTTTTGTTGAATATGAAACTCTTGATTCATCTGAATCTATATTTTTTAAATCATTTAAACATTTTACTACATTTTCATATAAACTTACTAATGTAAATTTATTACTTTGTGCATTTTCTTGCTGCATAGAACCAGAACAAAAAAGTTGCTTATAAGCCATTAATCCTGATATTGCTAATTGTTGTGGGGTACCCATACCAACTAGAATTGCAATTATTTGTGCATCTGATTTTTTTGAACCTGTATATAATGCAGCTATAATATCAACGATTTGTTTTGGGGGTTGATTTAAATGTGGCATATTAGTATTAACACCGTATTGAGGATTAATACCACCTCCAAGATACACTTGTGTTTGACCTTCAGTTAATATATTTTTCATATTATATTTTTCATTTGTTTTATATATCAATGTTAAAAAATTATTGTGCTACATAATCAATTAGGTTTTCAATCTCATCATTTTCATCTTCACCTTGGTACGAAATTTTTGAGACAGTTGATTTATTCTTCTTAAAGTAACTTTCCCAAAAAGCATCTGCATCTGCAGATCTTTTAAATTCAGTATCATAATTATATGCAGGTGATATCACACCACCTAATCCTATAGATTTTGCCCATAATATTAATACTGTAACTAAATTGCTATAAACACCCTGTCTCTTGAACTTATTACTTACATCAATTGTATTAACAAAAATAAATTCTTTATCTGTTTTTCTTTTATTACCTTCCAATTCATAATCATCAATATCAAATGATGAAGGTATAGTTGACAATGAAACTTCAGCAACCAAATCTGAACCATTATATAAAGTAAACTCCATATCACGATACCCATCACCATATTCAAAGTCATAACCTAATTTCTCAATTGCTACTTTAAGAGATTCTTTATGTTTTGTATTATTTAAATTTATACCTTCGCATATGAATTGTTCAAACAATTTAATGTACTTTAATTTATTATTCATTATTTCTAAATTTTTTACTTTCATCAGATTCTTCTTCAGGTGTTGCTGAAGTTATATCAGTTTCTAGGAATTTTGGTCCTGTTTGAATATCATCAGGGTTAATGTAAGATTTATTGCTTATGACAGTATCTGCAGGTGCCTTTCTGATGTCGTCGATGTTATGTTGTATTTCTTGTAATATACCGCCAAAATAAATTCTACCATTTCTTAACATACCAATACCTTTGTTATCAGGGTTAACCATTGAATTTCTTGTTAATTCAGCAATTTCTGATAATAGGAACCCGTCTTGGAATATTGGCATAAATGTTTTAACATCTATATTAAAATTTATACTAAATTCTTTTTTATCATTTAAACCAAATTCAAATAGTTTATTTTGTTCAAAATCTTCAGGTACCTGTAACGCAGCTTCAATTTTGAACATACCTAAATCAACCTGAAATTGAATTTCTTTATATAGTTTTGCCATTACTGATTCAGTTGCCTTTAACATTTCAATATTATCTGAACATATTATGCTCACTGCAAATGATAAATCTAAAGGTAAAAATGCAGTTTCTAATGAAAAAGTTTTTAATTTACCTTCATATTCTTTGACAAATTTAGTTCTGATGAACTTATTTGTCATTGCACCTGAATCAATTGCGACAGAATTTAATTGAACAACACCCCTCGGAACAACTTCATAATCTCCTATTGCCTTATCTTCAGCAATAGGTTTATATAAAAAATTATCCAACAAAAAACGTTCATTACCTGTAACTGCATATAAAAAAGGTATATCAATTTTCTTGATATTATCTTCGTCAATCTGATTATAAAAATATACTTTATTTTTTAATTCAGCTAAAAGAGAGACAATGATATATCGTAGTATAACATTGTCTTTATTAAATTCTTGGTTATATGCACTCATTATATAATAATTTTAGAATTATTTTCTTGCAAAAGAAAATTAAAGTTACCAGACTCTAATAGTATAAAACTATCTGAAACTGGTATAACTTGCTCTATAGTCGAACCAGTCAAAACAAAACCTGACTTTCGTTGTGCAGATTTATTATAGTTGGCTCTCTCTGTTATACTTTTAATTCTTATTAATTCTATATCATTTTGTCTGCTCATGAGAATAATTTATTATATTTATACAATAGCTTCAATTAAAATTTCACCAAAGCCATTTTCTTTTGATATTGAAATTTTTTATCAAATCTATTTTAATAAACTTTTAAAAAACTCAGTATTCATACATTTTTTAAAGCACCAATCACTTATTCGCATTGCACATTCAGTTTCTCTATGTTGATTCGCCTCAGATATATCAGTTAGAACATTTTCTTTAACGTGATTACATTCATGTTGTAGGACAGATATCATTTCGATTGTTTTGTCTTCGTCTCTGTGAGAATCGAATGAATTAGCATCAAATGCTAATATAGCAAAAAAAACTCCACCAAATACAACGGCGTTACTACTTCCTATAATATTTTTAAAATCTTTTTTTGAATACCCTAATTGTTTTGCTTTTTTACACAATTTCTTTCTATGTTTATCACTGCCATTATGTATAATTAACGTTAAGTCAAAATCA